GCCAGTTGCCGCCCCGTAAGCATCCGTAATGGCGGAGTGAATCCGCACATACGTATTCATATCACCAATACTTTCTTGAAGTTCACGCGCCGATTTCTACGACCGATTCAGGCTTAGGTTCGGTGCGTGGAAAGCGCCGGAAAAGTCTCAGTTCAAATGAAAGACACCACCCAATTACCCGCGCCACCGCGTCCACGCCCTTTGTCTTTCGAGGGTCTTTCCAAAAATGGACGCGGGGCGCGGAGTCTCTTTTCTAGCCATGGACTGGCTTAATCTTCACACATCCACCCTCGACTCCCCCGAGTTCGTCGGCTCATCACCCGTCGAGCGCTCGACCTGGCTCTGCCTGCTCCGCTTCTGTATCGGCCAAGAGAACTCCGGCCGCATCGTCGGCGGACGCACTTGGAAGGATCGCCAGTGGCAGCAGCTCGCCCGCGTCACCCTGCGCGAGGTCTCGGTCTCTTGCGGCCTCTGGAAGTGGGATGGCGACGACCTGATCGTCGGCTTTTACCCCGGAGAAAAAGAGAACGAGGTGAAGACTCGGCGCGAGGTTGCCCGCAAGAACGGCCTGCGTGGTGGCCGTCCTGAAAAAACCAATACCGGGGCCAACGTGGGACCCAACGTTGGCCCCCACGAGATAACCCACGGCATAACCCAAGAGAAACCAACGTCGGTTATTTTTGCGAAAGCGGAAGGGGAAAGGGAAGGAGAAGGGGAAAGGAAGGAGAAAGGGAATCAATCTTCCGCCGCCCCTGCCGGGGCACCGGATGGGGGCGAGGCCGCAGAGCTTTTCGCGGTGCCTCCCGCCGCACCTGAGCCAACCCCGCCTCCGCCGCCTGCCCCTGCCCCTGCCACGCCCGCCGCAACGCCGCCCAGAACCCGCGACCGCAACCCGCTCTTCGACGCCCTTGCCGAGGCCACAGACGGCGCGCCGTCCCAGCTGACCGCCGACACCGCACGAGCTGTCGGCGTGTCCCTTGCCAAGATCGTCAAGGTCTCGCCCGACCTGACGCCGTTCGAAATCGCCCGACGTGCCGCGAACTACCACACGCACTTCGACGGCGCCGCCCTGACTGCGCCGGCCTTGGCCCGGCACTGGGCCCGCTGCGACATCGCGAAAGCCCACGGCCACGGCACGTCCCGCGAATACCCGGGCATGTCGCCCGACGACCCGATCATGCAGCGCAGGAATGCGTTTTAACCTAAAGAAATCATGAAGACAATTCTTCTCCCTGATGGCGTCGCCGAATCGTGGTATCACATCACGGCCGGCGGCGAAACCTACGAGTCGCGCGTTTGCCGTGGCTCCGACATCCTCGCGAATCTCGCCGAGCTTTGCTTTGGATCGAAAGACGAGACGCACGACGTGCTCGACCAATATGCCGAACAGCTGGCCGACGGTGACAGCTGGTGTTGGTGCGGATCGTTGGCGACCAGCCACTCGCTCGCATGCGGCGAAGATCCCGACATCGAGATCACCCTGATCAACGACCCGGCCGCAATCGCTCGGCTGAACGAGCCAGCCATGCTGAACGCTGAGGAAATTCTCAACAAGCACTTGTCGCAGCTCGAAGCTAGAGAGTCATCCGACATGGACGACCCGAGATCACATGAAGATCCCAGAGATCAGGAGGACCGCGAGGGTGGATGCTATTATTAAATCTTCCCTGCCGTGACCCGCGCTAACGACACCCTTCCCGTCGCCGACTTTGTCGCCGCCCTCGCTGCCCAACTCGGCGTAGACATGGCGAGCATCCCGGCCGAGTCGCCCGAGGAGATCGCAACCCGCCGCGAAGCTCGAGCCGCCCGCATGATCGCCGAGCAGGTCGCAGCCGCTCGGCTGGCAGCCTACGAAAGCGACATCGGGCCGACATACCGCACCACCCAGTGGTATAACCCTAACCTTGCCCCGTATGCCCCGCAAATCGCACACATTCGCGGCTGGCAACTGTCCCCGCGCGGCATCCTGGCAGCCGGTCCGTCCGGCCGCGGAAAGACTCGCGCGATTGCGGATCTATACCGCCGCCTCGCCATCGACGAGCGCGTCACCGTGCGCTACGCCAAAGCCGCCGACTGGTTCGCCCGCCTCAACGAGCAGGTGCGCTACGGCACCGACGACGCCCGCCGATGGTTGCGCGATCAAGCCACCGCCCCCGTCTTCATCATGGATGACATCGGGCAACAGGCTATGCTCTCAGCCCGCGCCGATTGGTCGGAAGGCTGGTTCATGCAGTTCCTCGACATCCGCCGCGAGCTGGCCCTCCCGCTCATCGCATCGACCAACCTCCGCTCAGCCGAAATCGCCGGCACAAACGACCGCAACGCCATCCGCCAAGACGCGATCCTGACCCGCCTCTTGGACATCTGCGAGGTCGTCGACTTCGCGCGGTGAGCACCGTTCCAGCCAACTATCCGGAATTTCCGGATAGTTCACAGCGAGCCCCGAGGTTAGGCGCCCTCAACCTTTCGAAACCATGACCAATGCCGAACTCACCAAAGAAACCGAAGCTCTTGCCGACGAGATCGGGCGGGGAATGGCGATGATGCTTTGGGATAAATATCGCATCACTTTGCCGCCCGCCGCCGAAAAGGATCTAGGAACGCTCGCAGTCATGAACTGCCTGCCGATTCACGGCCTCGTCGAAAAGGCACGGACCGTCTCTGCCTAACACCCAGGCATCCCACGAGCGCAGCTCGTTGGGATAGGCGTCAGGTCCAGCTCCGAAAATCCCACCGATGAAATTCAACATACCGAAAGACTGGATTATGAAAAAGGCACAACAGGAAGAAGGGCAGAGCGTCGAAGCCGGCGTGCTGCATCCCGAGGCTCCTACACCAACCCGCGAGCAATGGCTTGAGCGGTGCGCTGCGCGATTCCGCAGCGTCTGCCCGAGCATGTCGGTCGAGGACGCAAAGGGCCTCGCGGAATCGCAGCTTGAAAACCTCAACGACGATCTCACCGAAAACCCAGAGGACGCCGCCGATGACGAAATGTCCTACTGGGGCGATTAAGCTGAACCACTGACGGCCGTTTGTATATCAGACCGTGCACAACATCGCCTGCGGGGTTGTCGCCATCGCACGGGATGAGCTATCCTCGCAACCATGGAAACACCAACCAACTCCCAACGGCCGGCAGATACCGGCGTTCCTTCCTCCAGCGATTGGTTCGACGTGCTGGATGCAGCGGGCAACGCACTCCAAAACGTCCAGCATCCCCTGCGCGCCATGGAGCTCCCTGAGTATCCGGCAGGCGGAGTCTGTGGATGCCACAAGCTCGCCGTCGCGCTCGACCACATCGTCAAGGCGCAGGAGGCGCTGCGGGATATGGAGAGGCAGCTCGGCGAGTGGTCCGCGATGAACGCGACCGCCTACGGTCGTCCGTCGAACACCGAGGTGAGGAGCGGCTGAAAGCCGTCTCCTCCACCGTCTGGTTCGGCTCCGAAAAACGAACATGAACAACGCAACGAAATGCCGTCTCTTCGTCGGGCTCCATCAGCCAAGCGACGCGCAGCACTTCGCGTCCGCTTTCGTGTCGGTGAATCGACTGCGGAATCGCCGGTCTGACTTCGTGGTCGGGGACTGGATAATGGACTCCGGAGCTTTCACGGAAATCGCAACGCATGGCCGCTACCGTGAGAGCGTGGACGGCTACGTCGCGCAAATCGAGCGGTGGCGGAAGTGCGGAAACATGCTCGCTGCCGTCTCGCAGGATTACATGTGCGAGCCGTGGATTCTGGGAAAAACCGGGCTCACAATCCCCGATCACCAGCGGCTGACAATCGAGCGATACGACGCGATCCGCGCGAAAACCACGGCCTACATAATGCCCGTCCTGCAAGGGTTCGCGCCGTCCGATTACGTCGCCCACGCCCGCGCCTACGGCTCGCGGCTCACGGTCGGGATGTGGGTCGGCGTCGGCAGCGTGTGCAAGCGCAACGCGGACCCCGGCGCGATCTACGACGTGCTGAGCGCGATCAAGCGCGAGCGTCCCGACCTCCGTCTGCACGGCTTCGGCCTCAAGACGACGGCCCTAGGAGACGGCGGCGTCTTCGACCTGCTGCACACCGCCGACAGCATGGCGTGGTCGTTTGCAGCTCGGAAGCAGGGCCGCAACGCGAACGACTACCGGGAGGCGCAAGCCTTCCAATTCCGAATTGAGCGCCAAGAACGGCAGGGGGCGCTCGCATTCGCATGACCTCTCTGCCGAACCACTGATTCAGCCAACGACCGTTTGTATATCAGACCGTGCACAACATCGCGCCCGACCACTGCCCCGCCTGCCTCGCTCGCAACATCGTCGCCGCTGTCGGCGGACCTACCTGCACGCATCAGCCCAAGAGCGGCGTCGCTTGGTTCGCTGAGCGGTTCGATTCGGCGGGGAAGGCGATAGCATCGCCCGCCAGCACCACGACAGCAGGGACAGCGCAGCAATCAGCATGAAGCAAAGGCTTACCGCTTCCGCTCGCCTTGCCGCCTGCGCTTCGCGTCGGCGCGCAACCGTATGCTATACGGCTTTCACCCTTCGGGAGACCTGTCGAGTCTAAATGTATTCACGTATCCATTACAGATCAATATCGCACCCCCGGGGAGGGGTAAAAGCCTATGGACCAACGGCCTAGACCACACTTGGTGTCTTCACGAAAACACAGGGAGTTTTGATAGGGGCGGGGGTTTCTGCTTGTGCTCTAGTCGGTGGCTGTGCTATTGCGTCCCCCTGTCGCAGCGCTCGCGAAAATGCCGCAACGTCCACCAACTATTGGAGCCCGCCCGAGGATTACCGCGCCGACGGTCGCGCGGGTTGACCGTCGCCCGTCCTCGGCTGCGCGCGGGTATGGTGCGCGGTGGCAGCGGGCGGCGGCGCTGCACCTCGCGCAGAATCCGCTGTGTGCGCGGTGCCTGACGGTGAAGCGGTCGACGCTCGCTGAGTTGGTCGACCACATCCGCCCCGTTCAGGGCGCCAACGACCCAGGATTCTTCGACCCGGATAACCATCAGTCGCTGTGTTGCAGTTGCCACACGGACAAAACGCACGCCGATAAGCGCGCGGGAAATACCCGTAAATTCTAACCATGGGAGTCCGACCCGCAGTTTTTCAACCCCGACAATCATCAATCGCTCTGCCGCCGATGCCACGCCGTGAAGACTCACGCGGACCGGCGCGCGGGGCTGACACGTAAATTCTAAGGCAAACCGCGAACACATGGAAAAAGAACACAGCACATCTCCCGACAGGCCTGCCCCCGCTGCATCTTCGCGGATTGTATTTATTTGCGGTCACAGAACGGGCGTCGATTGCGGCTCGGGCCAGCGAGACCACAACGACTTTGTTACCGATTCTGAAGATGTGGCGAAGGCACACGTTGAGAAATACAGGGGTTCATGGTCGGAATCCGGATGGTATCGTAGCATTCCATTTCGATCCGCCTAACCATGGGCCAACGAGGACCACTTCCCCGCGCCGCGACTGGCAACAAAACCGGCAACACGTCGGCCGGCGAGCCGTTGCCGCCTCCGCCTGACTGGCTGCTGCCGGGAGCGGCCGCGGAGTATCGGCGGATTGCCGAGATCGTGAAGACGCTGACCGCGTCGGACTCGGTGTTACTGGCAACCTACGCACAGGCCGTGCACGAGCACGCCGAGATTTCAAAGAAGCTCACCACCGAGAACATGACGGTGAAGGCCGCGACCGGCGGCGAATACCTCAACCCGCTTTTCAACGCCCGCAGCACGATTCAGAAGACAATCGAGCGGTGCGCGGCTGCTCTTGGCCTGTCGCCTGCCGCCCGTGCGCGGTCCGGCTCGCCCGCCGGCTTGCCTGCCTCCGACTCACCGACCGGCCCCGCTGCTTTCGCCGCCGAGCACGGCGCCGACGCCGCATGATCGCCCCCGCCGCCAAGCCCGAGCCATACCTGCCGCCCAAGGAGCTGGGGGACGCGCTAGTTTCGCAGGGAATCCAGGGCTTTGACCTGCGCGCGTGTCGCCGGCTGGTCAATGCGGTCCGCGCTGACGGCGTGCCTGTAGTCCGCCGGAAATACGTCCGCGCCTCGGACGCCGCTCGCTGGCTCATCGACCACCCCGACTGGTCGCCATTCTCCGCAAAGGCCCCGCGCGCGGGCGTGCTTTGCGTTGGACCATGAGCGCACCCGCTCCAGCACCGCCGAAGAAATCCAAGCGCCCGCTCCCTGAGAAGCCGAAGACGAAAGCGCAGCGCTGGCACTTCACGGCGGAACATCTGGCTGATCTGGCCGAGGACGACCCGTGCCGGCCATTCGCGGAGGATGTCGTTGCAAATCCCGGCGGACATAACCGCTTCGTTCATCTCGCCTGCCGTCGGCACGCCCTCGACCTGCGATTCTCTCGAGATCCGGCATTCCCGTTTATTTACGACGTGCGCCGAGCGCTGCGCCCGACGCTGTTCGCCGCTCAATTCAAGGGCCTTCAAGGTCACGGCGCCGGCGAGCCGCTGGCGTTCCTGCCGTGGCAAAGGTTCTGCGCGGCTCAGATCTTCGGATGGCGGAAGCGAGAGCAACCGCTGAAACGCCGGTTTCGCTACGCGCTTATCAAAGTCCCCCGCAAAAACGGGAAAACCGGCTTCATCGCACCCCTCGGCTTGCTTCAGCTTTCGCACCCGCCTCCGGGAGCAAATGCAAAGGTCTACTCGCTCGCGACAAAAGAGGAGATCGCGAAAATTGCGCTTAAAGACGACGCAATGGGCCTGCTCCGCACGAATGCGGAATGGGCGCAGCAGTTCCGCGCGTATCACAAGACGATCAAGCACAACGCGAGTAACTCGGAGTGGATTCCGCTCGGCTCCGACTCCGATACCCTCGACGGCCTGCGCCCCGAGCTGGTGAACATGGACGAGTTGCACGCGTGGAAGGATCGCCGCTTGTGGGACGTGATGAACTCGGCGTGCGGCGCCGCGTTTTCGCCGCTGATGCTGCAAATCACGACCGAGGGTGATGACCCCTGCGGCCTACTGAAGGAGCAGGATGACCGCGTGATTGCCGTTCTGGAAGCCGTCGAGCGCGGCACCTACCGCGGCTTGCCCGAGGGCTCGACCGCGGACGAGGGTATTTACTTCGGCATCCTCTGGCAGCCCGACAAGGGCGACAAGTGGGACGAGCTTGCGACCTGGCACAAAGCGAACCCCTCACTCGGAACGGTGAAGGACATCACGGAGATGCGGTCTTTGATGGCCGGCGCCCGATCATCGCTCTCGGCGCGGCGCGACTTCCTCACGAAACAGCTCAACATCCGGCAAACCACCGGCCCGCAGCGCTGGCTCGACATTGAGCTATGGGAAGGGTGCGTGCCGCCGGGCGTAAAGATCGTCTCGCCGCCAGATGCTTGGACGCGGCTTAAGGGTCTGCGCCTCCGGTGCGGCATGGATTTGGCGAGCACAACGGACACCTCTTCGTTCTGCGTGATCGCTGACGACCCGGACCGCCCGGGGCACATCTTGGCGGCGTGGCTCTACTGGCTGCCCGACGAGGACCTTCCCGGCCGATGTGCTCGAGACCATGCGCCATACGACCTATGGGCGAAAGAGGGTTGGCTCTCACTGATTCCCGGCCCAATCGTGGACGTGAACCAGATAGAGCGCGACATCGTCGCCAAGCTCGCCGAACTCGCGCCCGAGGGCTCATCACAAGCCGATGTTGGCGCCTTCGCCTACGATCCCGGATGGGCGCAGGGCGCGGGGCAGCGACTCCAAGACGAGCACGGCTTGCCCATGCTGCAATGCCCCCAGCGATACAGCACAATGACGGCGCCGCTCTCGGAGTTGGAGCGTTGGGTCATTGCAAAGCAACTCGACCACGGCGGAAACCCCATCGCGCACGCAAACGCGTCGGTTGCCACGGTGGCCAAGGGAGCAGTCGGCGGAATCTTGCTGGCGAAGTCACGAAGCACCGGCCGAATTGATGGACTTGCGGCGCTCGCGATGGCGATTGCGGCGCGTCAGCACGAGCTGGCGAATGGGCAGCAGGGCGGCGGGCTCGCCGTTGTTTAGCGTTTTCAGTGTCGGAAATTGTCACTTTCGGGCGCGAATGGGCGCGTATTGTCGCCTTGGATACTTGGTGAGCGCTTTGTGTCGCGCACGCTGAGGGCGTGTTCAGGACCATCACGCCACCGCGCCATGTGATCGAGCGAAACCTCGCTCGGCAGAGTGCGCGCCGAACTGGTGAATCCGAGGGCCGTTCCGCGTCCGGGACTTCTGGGCTCACTACTCCGGCCTCATGGCTACTTGAGGCGCTCGGCGCCGCTTCGTCGTCCTCAGGCGTCCGGGTTGGTGAGTCGACCGCCGCGACGATCCCGGTCTTCGGTGCGTGTGTCGACCTCGAGTCTGACATGGTGGCCAAGTTGCCGATCAAACTTTACCGGAAGACTGCCGACGGCGCGGAGGAGATGGCCAATCACCCCGCCGGCCGGCTCATGACCGGAACCCCGTCGGAAATCGGGACCTCTTTCGAGCTCCGGCACCAAATCCAGACCGGGCTTGGCTACGGCGGAAACGGATACGCCCGCGTCTTCCGTGACCGCTACTTCGACCCGCAAGAAATTTACTGGCTGCGCCCCTGCGATGTTCGCCCTGAGTGCATCAAGCGGCCCGATGGCCGCCGGTTCGTTGTTTACCACATCAACGGCGAATCGCGCCCGCTCAACCGAGACGAAATTTTCCACGTTCGTGGCCCCTCCTTGGATGGCGTGTGCGGAATGTCCCGCGTTCGCCAGCTTCGCGAGTCGCTCGGGCTTTCGGTAAGTCAGCGCGAACAGGCCGGAAAGATCGCCGCCAACGGCGCGCGAATCCCCGGAGTTCTCAGCACGCCCGCCGCGCTGAAGCCTGATCAACTTGAGGCCGCCCGCGTCGAGGTTCAGCGCATGTATGGCGGCGCTGAAAACGCCGGAAAGATGATGATTCTCCACGGAGCGTGGAGCTATGCCGCGGTTAACGGAATGACCATGGCCGATGCCGAGTTTCTCGATTCGCGCAAGTTCGAGCGCACCGAGATCTGCACCCTCTTCCGCATTCCCGAGGTTCTCCTCGGCAACTCCGACAAAGCGAGCTCTTGGGGGACCGGAATCGAGACGCTCACAAACGGCTTCCTTACCCTCACGCTCGATCCGATTCTAGTGAACTGGGAGCAGTCGCTTAACTTCACCCTGCTCCGGACTGACGAGCGGGAGGCGGGTTACTATTTCAAGTTCAACCGCCGCGCCCTTCTCGCCGTTCTCCTCGAGTCCCAGGCGAATTTCTTCCGCACGATGCGCGACATCGGCGCGATCAACAACGACGAGGTCCGCGGGCTTCTGGAGCTCAACAAGATCCCGGGCGGCTCCGGGGAAAACTTCGCCCAGCCCTTCAACGGCTCCGGCGGCACGGCCGCGCGCGGATCCGCGCCCTCCGCTGAAACTAAACCGCAACCCGCCTCCGCTGCCTGACCATGCCCGCGCAAAATTCCACTCTTTCCCGCGAAGTCCGCGCCCGCGCCAGCCTCGAACGCCGCGCCCTCACCGAGGCTGAAAAGTCCGCCGGCTACATCGGCGCAATCAAAGGCGTCATCCCCTACAACTCCGACAGCGAGATCCTTTCGAAGCGCGGACGCCCGAAGCCCTTCGTCGAGAAGATCGCACCCGACGCGTTCAAGCGGTCGCTTTCTGAGGATAAGGACATCATGGGCTTCGCCGGCCATACCGACGACCCGCTTGCCGCCCTCGGCCGTATCGGAGAGAACATTACCGTCACGAGCGACGAGCGCTCCATGACGTGGGAAGCCCTTGTGCCCGACACGCAGGCAGGCCGCGACATGCTCAGCCTTGTCGACAAGAAGATCATCCGCGGCACGTCGTTCGAATTCGAGATCCGCGGCGCTGCCGGCGAAAAGTGGGAGAAGCGCGATGACCGCCTCGACGAGCGAACCATTCTCGACGCCAAGTTGATCGCATTCAACCCGGTCGCGTGGCCCGCCTACTCGGATAGCTCGCTCACCGTAGAGCTTCGCCGCCGTAGCCGTCACGACGCAGGCGAGGAGATCGACGCCAGCGAGTCACGCGGCGCCTACCTCAGCGCGAACGGTGGCGGCTGCGTCGATTGGTATGATCCCACGATCACGCCCGATACGAAGTTTGCCGGCAATGCCCTGAGCCGTGCCACCTGGGCACTCACCGACGCGCTCGAATATCTGCGCGCGGTCGAGGCCATCGCCACCTCCGGAAGTGCCGTGAAGGCCGGCGCCCTTGTCGATTACGCCCGCGCCGAAGTCGCCGCATCTGCCGCCAACGCGAAGACCCTGGTCGACTGGCTCGCCACGAATGGCGCCGAGGTCAACCCCGCCGCCGTGCAACGCGCCCGCGACAAGCTTGCCGAGGCCCGAGCCGCCACTCCTCCGCCCGCCGCGCCTGCCGCCGCGAGTGCCACCCAATCACCCGACTACGACCGGGAGCGTCGTGCTCGGATTCTCAACCTCAGCTCTCAGTAAGCAAACGACAGGAACCCAACACATCATGAGTCGCATCAAGCACCTCAAAGAACTCCGGGGCTCCAAGCTGAAAGAGCTGGATACCCTTCGCACCGGCGCCGAAAAGCGCGCCTTCACCAAGGAGGAGTCGGAGAAGTTCGACGCCCTTGAAACCGAAGTCCGCGGCATCAATGCCGACCTCGAGCGCGAGGAACGCGCCAACAATCTCGCCACCGCGCAAGGCTCGGTTGAGCAGCGCAACGGGGGCGCCGACGAACGCCTCGGCCTCTCCGAAAAGGAGATCCGCGGATACTCCCTCATTCGCGCCATCGGCTGCTTGATCGAGGGCCGCAAGCTCGACGGCCTCGAAGCCGAGGCCAGCCAAGCCGAGGCCAAGCGCCTCGGCAAAGATCCGACCGGCTTTTTCGTGCCTTTCGAGGTCATGGCCCGCGGCGTTGTCTCCGAGCGCGAGCGCCGCGCCAACGCCGTAGGCACCGCCGCCGACGGAGGTTACCTCGTCGGCGCATCGATCGATTACGCAAACATGGTCCAGCTCCTGCGCAATCAGTCGCACGTGCTCAGCCTCGGCGCTCGCGTAATTCCTGGGCTCGTGGGCGATGTCGCCATTCCCCGCGTTCTCACCGGCGCTACCGCCTATTGGGTTTCCGAGACAGGCAGCATCGCGCAGTCCTCTGCCACGTTCGGGCAGGTCGCGATGAAGCCCAAGCGCCTCGGCGCTTCCGTTCCCTACTCGAAGCAGTTCCTGAATCAAAGCGGGATCGGCGCGGAAATGTTTGTCCGTGACGACATCTTCGGCGCCTTTGGCGTTGAGCTCGACCGCGTTGCTATCAACGGCGCCGGCGGCTCCGAGCCCCTCGGCATCCTAAACCTTGCCAGTGGCGACCGCGCCACCGGCGTTACCTTCGGCGCTGCGCCCACTTGGGCCAAGGTCGTCTCCTTTGAGACTAACGTCGAGACCGCCAATGCCCTCGGCCTCGCCGGCGGCCCCTACGCCTACCTCACCACTCCCGGTGTCAAGGGTGCGTGGAAGACCACCAGTAAGGTCGCCAACACTGCCTCCTTCCTCTGGGAGAATGGCGACCTCGTCAACGGCTACACCGCGCGCAGCACCAACCAGGTTCCCAGCGACAAGGTCATTTACGGCCAGTTTGGCCAAGTGATTTACGGCGAGTGGGCCGGCATCGACCTTACCGTCGACGCGCTGACTGCCGCCCGCACTGGTCAGGTCATCGTCACCATGCAGAAGTTCGTCGATATGGTGATTCGCCAGGGCAAGGCGTTCTCCGTGTCGAGCGACTCGGGCAAGCAGTAACCAAGAAAGGACTACATAGTCATGAATACTCGCGATATTAATAGCCCTCTCACGCAGACCAGCGTTTCCGCCATCGCGGCCCGGACCTCCACGGTAACCGCCACCGGCATCGACATCAGCGGCTACAAAGGCGGCCTCATCGTCCAGCAGCTCGTCGGCGCCGTCTCCGGCACTACTCCCACCCTCAACGGCAAGCTGCAAAGCTCTGCCGATAACTCCTCTTGGAGCGACATCAGTGGCGCGACCTTCACCGAAGTGACCGCCTCTGACTCGTTCCAGAAAATCGGCATCGATGTCACGCAGGCCGCGAAATACCTGCGCTACGTCGGCACCATCGCGGGCACGACCCCCAGCTTTACGATGGGCGTCGTTCTCCTCGGAGAAAAGGAGCGCGTATAAGCCATAACGCCCGACATCGGCCGTTCTTCGAGCCCCGCGCGTGCGCAATCAGTGCGGCGCGGGGCTTCATAGAGCAACCGAACCGAAAACCCGACCATGCACGTATTCGTAAACAATCCCCTGAGCTATGACGGCCGCGAGTTTTCGCGCGGCGTCCATGAGGTTTCCGCCGTCGAGGCCGAATCACTCTATGGTCGCGGCGCCGTCCGCCCTGCGACCGTCGATGAAGTCGAGCGCGCGGAAGCAAATCGCGACCGCGAATCTACCGTTGAAACCGCCGCGCGCCGCCCATCGCGCAAGGCATCCATCGCTGAACCCATAAACTGCCTGCGCGTTGGTTGATCCGTAGCCCGTGAAGCACTACACGCAAATCACTCCGCCGACACAGGAGCCGCTGACGGTCGCCGACGTTGCGACGTTCGTGAAGGCCGCTGGCGGCCCAGAGGATACCGCGACGATTGCGACCATGATCGGCGTGGCCCGGGAACACGCGGAGGGCTTCACGGGGCGCGCGCTCCTCACTTCAGTTTGGCGTTTGGTATCTGACTCATGGACGGGTGAAGATAATTGTCCGAACGGTAAAGTTCTCACGCTCGACCGCTCGCCCCTGGCCTCTGTGGCTTCGGTCAAATACTACGCCGAGGACGAGGATACGCTTACGACGCTGGTCGCTAACACCGATTACATCGTGATAACCGGCACGACGCCCGGACGCATCCAACTCCTGATTGATCCGCCCGCGCTGGAGGATCGCGCCGACGCTGTTCAGGTCGAGTTCACGGCCGGCGCTACTTCTCCCTCGGGCATTCCGCCAACTCTGGTTCATGCGGTGCGATTCATTTCTACCCACTATTGGGAGAATCGGGGCGTAAATGGCACGTTTGACCCCACCGACATCCCAAAGGGTGCAATTCCTCTCCTTGAATCCCAGCGCGTCGGCGGCTGGGTCGGCTGAATCCAATGAGCGAATACGCGACATTCTCCGCGGCCAACGCCTTCGCCTTCGAGCTCCCGCTTTCTTCGGCGCCGACGATCCCGTTCGCGCTCACTGAAGCGGACGGAACCGCCATCCCCTCGCCCGGCCTCGCTGGCGCGACGATCTGGTTCATGATCAAAGCCGACGACAATGACGCGGATGCGGATGCGCTCGTGTCGCTTTCGACGGGCGCCGGCACGATCACAATCACCGACGCCGCGGCGAGCGAGGGGCAGCTGGAATTTCAGGCCGCTTCGTTGGTCGAGTCTTCGACACTCAAGGCCCGCGTCTACCCCGCCTTCTTCAAGGTCAAACTCTCAACGGGCGAGATCCGCACCTACGGCGGACAGGCCGCAATCACGCCCGCCGGCGTAGTCGCCACCTCATGATCACCTTCCTTAAGCGCGCATGGCCGTTGCTCCGATTCTTCGGACGCGCGCCTGAGCCGCGCAGCAACATCCGCCGACTCGAAACCGGCACGCCCCGAACCCTGGAAACCGGGCAGGTCCGAAAAATCGAATAACCACGACCATGGCAGGCAAAATCTCAGAGCTCCCTCTTGTCGCTTCGCCCGCGGGCGCATCGCTGATCGAGATTGTCGAGTCAGGCACGAACAGCCGCGCCGCGCTTTCGACGCTTCCGGTGTCGACTCCTCAGGCCGCGGCCATCGCGACCAAGCAAAGCGCCATCGATTTCGACGGGCGCAAAGTTCTCTTTGTCGCGAAGGGAGACGCCGCGACCGACACGCGCACGGGCCTCAGCGCCTACGATACCACCCAGCCTTTTGCCACGATTCAGGCGGCGATCACCGCGGCCAGTTCAGGGGAGACCATTCACGTCCTTTCCGGAACTTACAGCGGCGCTGTCACACTGAAAGACGGCGTAGACATCGTCTGCGACCCCGGAGTGGTCATCACGCGCAGCTATACCGCCGACGGCTCTAGCGAGTATCTCGTATCGGACAACGGCGCTGCGGTGAATTGCAGGATTCTTGGCCGGCCGGACCTCCTCAGCCCGGACACGGCGCCCTACAGCAAAAGCGCAGTCAGCCTTACCGGCGCTTCAACGGTCACGATAGAGTTCGGTAAATCCACGGTCGGAAACTGCCCGGGGATGGCGAATTTCAAAATCAACAACGTCGCCGCCACGCTCTACTTGGACGGGCAGGAGATGGTAAACGCCGCCTATGACGGCATCTGGCACGCAGAGGGCCGCGTCGTCGCCCGCGTGGCCTATGCCGATTGCGAGGACAATATCCTCGAGATCAGCACCAACACCAGCGCGACCAAAAATTACTACTGGATAGGCTACGGTGATCACACCTCATCCACCGAAAGCTACGCGATTCTTGCGGGCGGAGGCGGCGTGGGGTTTGAGGCGGTCATTGAGGGAACATTTGTCGGTAATGGCTTCCTCTCTGAGGTGGCGAACGGATCCGGGAAATTCATCCTTCGCAATTGCCGGATCGATGCCAGCGCGAGCGCGAGCAGCCAGCCGGTCAACATGATGTTCGCGGACATCATCACGCTTGAGCTTGAGAACTCAAAGCTCCTTTCGCACGCGTCCGCGGACTATTCTATCATAGACAACGGCACGGTCTATCTGCGCGGCGTGGCGATGAACAAGCCGGTCGGTCCCGGCGTCACTATCGTTGGCGACTACGAGCTCTCCGGGGGCAGTATCTTTTCCGGCGACGTCCGTGTTTCGACTGCGACGGCCGGCACCATCGGCGGCGCCGGGCAGGGCGGCGGCTACAGCTACACCCCGGCGCTCACCACCTCGGGCGGCGCGATCATCACCTCTGCCAACGGCGAAACCCTGATCAAAAACACGATCAGCGGATTGGTTCACAGTAGCGCGACTCTCTGCCGGAACAACGTCCTTGCGATTCAGAACACGGGCACGACCAACGATGGACGCCCCCTGCCGAGTGCGATTCGCTTTGTGGATCCGACCGGCGGCGAGCGCGGTGCAATCGGTTGGTCGCATGACACCGTTTGGGCGCCGTTCGCCCGGACGTTTTTTATCAGCGCGTCGCAGCCCTATACCGAGGGCTACACCCCCGCCGCTCCGCCGCGTTTCCGGCTTCTCCAAGAGGGGACTTACCTCGGCGTGGAGCGCTTTGCCGGCCGCCTGGAATTCGATACTGATTGGACGACCCGCTTCCTCACTCCTCTTGAGGCTGCCATCCTCACACTCACGCCGGCAGGTGCTGCGACGTTCGCGAATACGCTTCTAGTCTCGGGCATCCTCTCCGCCGGCACGACGCCAACCACGCTCACCGACGCCGCCGGCAAGATCCTCTCTGCCGCGCTCAACACCGTAGCCGTCGCACAGGGCGGACTCGGCATCACGACCACGCCCGCGAATGGCGCGCTACCGATCGGCAACGGCACCGGCTATACATCGGCGACGATCACCGGAACGGCAAACCAAGTCACGGTCACGAATGGCGCCGGGACCATCACGCTTTCGACTCCGCAGAGCATCGCGACCAGCTCCTCACCTAGCTTCGCTGGCCTGTCCGTCATCCAAGCCGCCGCGATGGCGTCGATGACCATCACTGGGCAAAACGCTGGAACAAACCTCAACACAAACGCGGACAGCGGAGCGCAACTCACGCTCCGCAACAGTTCCACTGGAGCGAATGTCTTCAGTCGGCTCGCCTTCCAGGATGCCGGATTTTCGAACGTCGCCGCGATCCACGGCGTTTCGGTTAACGATACCACGAACGAGGGAAGCTTGGCCTTCTCTACTCGGCCAAGCGGCGGATCGCTCACAACCGTGCTCACGCTGGCCGGCAGCGGCGCCGCCACATTCATCAGCGACGTCGAGGTCTCGGACAACACCAAGGGCGTGATTCTCAAGAGCCCGAACGGCACGCGCTGGCGCCTGACTGTGAGCGATGCCGGCGTGCTCGGAGCTACTAGCCTGTAAGCCATGCGCGCGCTCACGATCTTCCTCCTCTTCGCCATGCTCGGCGCCGGCTGCGAAACCGCCCGACGCTCGCCCGCACCTGCGCGCACGACCACCGACGCAGCGCCGGCAATCGCGGAGGGAGCGGCGAAGGATGCGGCGATCTCGACCGAGGCGCAGGGCATCGCGGCCAACTCGACGGACTCGGCTTTCGTCGCCGCTTCTGCCGCTCGCATTCTCGACGTGTTGCGCCTGTCGCCATGGGCCAAGACCGAGGCGACGATCCGCGCCCTCGTGGCCGAGCGCGACGCCGCGCGCAAAGAGACCGACGCCGCCGACAAGATCATCTCCGACCTCCGCGCGCAGCTCGACAAAGCCAACAGCCGCACGGACCAAATTATCCGACTCGGGCTAGCCGCCTCCGGCGCGGTCTGCATCGGCCTCGGCATCCTGTCCGCGTTCCTCGCCGCGAAAGTCGCTGCGATCTTCCCGGGGCTCGGACCTTGGCTGTCGGTCGGCGTGGGCCTCTTGGGCGGCGTGTTCCTCTTCTGCTCCTTCGCCTACGGATGGGCCCTGCGAAATCAAAACCTCGTCATGGGCGTCGCGGCCTGTGTCGCGGTCGCAGTCGCCGCCCTGTGGGCATCCAACCGCAAACACGCTGCCGCCTAACATGCCCTCGCAAGTCACGCTTCCCGTAGCCGTCGCCCTCTCAATTGCCTCAACCATCGCCGGCGGCGGCGTGGCTTGGGGCGCTGCAACCGCGCGTGCAAATGCCGCCGACGCCAACGCCGCTCGAATCGAGAAGCGCGTCGAAAAACTCGAGGACGTGATGGCCGCGATGCGACCGATGATCGAGCGCATCGACGAGCGAACCGCCCGAACTGAGCGAGCCCTTTCCGCAAAATGAACCCCGGCCTACTCGACCGCCGCCTCTGCCTGCTTCAGCGCACCGTCACCGCCGACGGCGCCGGCTCGCCCGTGGAGACGTGGTCTGACGCCGGCATTATGTGGGGCCAGCGCGTGGAAGTCCGCGGCAACGAGGCGCAGGCATCCGGCGCCAATCGCTCAACCGTCGCCGCATCCTACCGCGTTCGCTACCGTTCCGACCTCGCCGCCGCCGAAGCCTCCGGAAAATTCCGCGTCCGCACCGAGGGCCGCGACTACGACATTCTCTCGGCGCTTGAGGACACCTCGCAGCCGCGCCGCTCCTACATGCTGCTCTCGCTCTCCTGCGTCCAGGGCGAGCCGACGCTTACTAGCGTTCCTGTCATCGAATGAGCTTCGAATCTACAGTCGTAGCGCTCGCCAAGGGTGCGGCCTCAATCACCGATCTCGTGCCGGTCGCATCCATCTGGATGGGCGAGGTTCCTCAGGGCACGGCCGCCCCTTTTATCGTTTTCGCGCGCCTCTCGACCGATCCGCAAAACACGACCGACGAGGGCGCCTCCGGAACGCGCGCACAGCTCGACAACATCCAGCTTCAAGCCGCCTGCTACGGGCGGACCATGACTGAGTCGCTGGCCATCGCTGCCGCGGTGCGACGCGTCCTGACGAACGAGAACAGCCTGCGCGCGCTTTGTGTGGGGCAGGACACGTCCGGAGAGGACGACGTGAACCTCCGCGGCCAGCTCCTCACGTTCTCGTGCTGGTATGCCGAGGACTTGGCCGCCCCCTGATTTTCCGAACCTAACCGCAACTCAAACCATCTTCACCATGTCTAAATTCTCATGCAATGGCACCGCCCTAAAATACGGCACCGCGGGAGGCGCCCCCGCTAGCACCGCCGGCCAAGTCGAGTCAGGCGATGCCGATTTCGGCGAACTCAACATGACAGAGGTCAACACGCTCGACACCTCGCGCGACGAGCACGTTCCCGGCACACACCAGAGCTTCAGCTTCAGCGTCACGGTCACTTGGGACCCCGCGGACGTAGGACATGCCGCGATCATGACGGCCTACACCAGCAAGACCAAGGTTTCCGCCGGCTTCGCCTACTCCGACACCGGTGCCGCGGTCGTCTACTCGGACGGCTATTGGACCAACTGCACCGTTCCCGTTGCGGTCAACGGCAAGCTCTCCGCCACCTTCTCCTTCCGCGGCACCGGCGCGCTCACCTTCACGCCCTGATCACATGAAAATCAAAATCCTACGCCGATCGATTTCTCACGGTTCGTTTTTCGCCAAGAAAGACGAGATCGTTGAAGTTCCCGACCATCTTGGAAAGGCATGGGTGGACGCCAAGTTTGCCGAGCTCGTCCCCGATAGCACTGCCGACGCGCAAGAGGTGGCGAAGAAATGAGCGCCCCGACCCAAGTCCCACTCGCAGGTGGTCCGCTGGCGATCCGGTGGACCAACCGCGCGCAATACCGGCTCGGCAAGCTCGAGCAGCCGCCGACCCTCGACGACCTCAAGGCCGGCGGGGAGCGGTTCCTGTCTGCGCTGTGCGACTACCTGTGGGCCGCGCAGGACTTCGCTCCGCCCGCCCGCCCGCGCTTTGCCGCGCCCGAGGACATAATCACGCACATCACGGCCGACAACTTCGCCACCGTCGCCGAGTCCTTCCTTGCCTGCTTCACCGCTGATAACCCCGACGCTAAAAAAAAAGCGTCGCCCAATGGGCTTGGGCCCGAGTCAACCTCGGCCTCTCCCGAGACGAATTCGACGCCCTCACCGTCGCCGACTACGCCGAGCTAGTCGCCGCGTGGGAAGACCGCGAAAAGCTCACGAACGCACGGCACGGCATCTTCGAGCGGCCAAGCCTCAAGGACTTCCTGCAATCGCTGCCAAAGAATAGCTCCCAGCCCCAATAATTGCGTCACATGGCCCGCAGCTCAGCCATTACGATCAACCTCTCTGGCCTCGCCGGTTTGCGCGAGGGTCTCGCCGGCCTAAGGCCAAGTGCGCAATCGCGCATTCTTGGCGGCGCCATGGAGAAGGCCGCCAAGCCCATCGTATCTCTGGCAAAAGCCAAGGCGCCGAAGGACACGGGGGCCTTGCGTGCATCGCTTGGCTCCGTGGTCCGGCGCTACCCTGAGAAGGGCCAGATTCTCGGCTTAGTCGGCGCGCTGCGAGGCTACTACAAGCCCGGCAAGCGAGGTGTCCGAAAGCTCCGCAAGGGCGAGAGTCCCAAGGGCGCTGCCGCCCCGGCAAACTACTCCCATCTGGTCGAGAACGGGCACCGCATGGCGACCGCCACCGGCACGAGTGGACGCGCGAACAAGGGAAAGTCTTTCCGCAAGGGGACGCTTACGGAAACGGGCTACGTGCTGCCGCGTCCCTTCCTCGCGCCAGCCGCCGCGCAGGGGCAAGCCGCCGCAGATGCCGCCCTAGGCGACGGCTTCGGCGCAGCAATCGAAGCCGAATTTAAGCGCGCTCAGCGAAAGTTCGACAAAGCAAACCAGCAGTAACCACCGACCGAATACAGCCATGGCACGCCGCACAGTTTCCGAACATCACGCCCGCCTCATCGCCGACACCGCGAAATACGAGGCAGGGATGGCGCGCGCGGTCGCCGCTACGAAGGCGGCGGAGAGTAAGATCGGGTCGAGCGGTCGGGGCATGGGCGCGACATTCCAGAACGTCGGCTTTCAGGTTCAGGACTTCGCGGTCCAGGTCGCCGGCGGAACCAGCGCCATGCGTGCTTTCGGGCAGCAGGCTCCGCAGATGCTGGGGGCGTTCGGACCCGCTGGCGCTGTCGCTGGCGCCGTGGTTTCGGTCGGGGCTCTCATTGCCCAAATCGTCATGGCGACGAAGGAGACCAAGGCGGCGACCGAGCAAACGGATAAGCTTGCTGAGGCATTCGAGCGGCTCGCAAAAGGCCGGCGCGACTTCGCATTCGGCAATCTCTCGCCGGAAGATCAAGTCAAGGATCTCCAAAAGCAGGAAGAGCGGCTCAAGGGGCAGGCTGAAGCAGCCGACCGGGTTCGGCGCGCAATGATCGAGGCGATGGGCGCGGCCAAGCAGATGGGCGCTTATGACGTGACCAAGAAGGGCGCAACGATTGCTGGCGTTCCTGTCCAAGACGAGAACGGGCAGACGATGCGCCGGCAGCAGTTTGCCGATTGGCTGGCTGATCAGGCCGATGAGGCACAGGCGAAATTCGTTGCAGCCGAAACGGAGCGTGAGCGGCTCGCGAGGAGTCGGCAGGAGATCGAGGAGAAAATCGCCGCCACAATTCGAGACTCGGAAAACGAGGCTATTGCGGCCGGAGTGAAGGCCGTAAGCGAGCGGCTGAAGGCGGAATTCAAGGCGAGTGAGCAGCTCGAGAAGCTCGATAAGTGGAGGGCGGAAAGAGCGCAGGAGCGGATGGAGCAGGCCGTGTCCGACGCAATCCAGGACATCTACGGCGGCGCGCGCAGTGTCGCCCCTAATCAGGGCCCGCTGATGCCTGAGATTCCGGCCAACTCCTACCAGCGGCGCGGGCTCAGTCTCGACGCCGACGGCGGAGCCTCTGCCGCGATGCAGAAGCAGGACCGACAAATCGATCTTTTGGAGAGCATCGACGGCACGCTCAAGGCCGCCCGGCGCTCAGGGATCATCACTTGGCAGACCAACTAAAGACCCACCATGCCAGACCCATTTGCAGATTACATCCGGCCGGGATTCCCTCGGCCATCCAGCACGGACGGAGGCGAGCGCGTAGAGATTCAATACGTCGGACTCGCCTCGGTGCTGAAGGATACGGTTGCTGAAGCCGGAGACCGGCCCGTCGCTGGCCAAGCGTGGGGCGACTACCCCGGCGCCGTAACGGTTTCTGAATACGAGCCGCTCGCGGGCACAGATCCGGAATACGGCATCGTCACGATCATCTGTGAGCTCAATTACGGCGGCGACTCCGAGACCATCGGAACAGAGCGGGAAACTACCTATGAAATCGAGTGGGTAAACATAAGCCGCTCACTTTTCGAACATCCGGAGTTTAGGAACGGCGGGGGCGGAACCTACGAGCTTGACGACCAGTCATTGGCTGAAATTCGCGCGTGGCAGGACGAGCCTGATACAGAGCAAAAGGCCCTCTATAAATTCTGGCAGAGGGATAAATACGGGAACCCAACCGGGACGCTTATCGTTCTCACAGATCCAAGCGCTAAAAAATTCGCTCAATACCTTTCAATTGGAGTCGAGAACTACGACGACTATGCGCCTGTCGCCAGGAAATCCACGACCTTCACCGGCGGCCCTCCGGGTGACTCCGAGGCTGGCTCCATGGAAACTCCAACAGGATTTCCGAATCTTCCGGTTGGATGGGAATGGTTGAAGACGGCTGATCGAGCGCTTCGCGCTGGCGGGCAAACCCGCTGGGTCCGCACTGAGGAATGGACCGGAGCCAAGAAGGTATTAGTCGACAATAGCGCCCTTTATTTTGGAGCGACATGAAGTTTCCCGACCAACCCAAGGGGCTCCACGACGTGCCGACGTTCTGTCGGGATATGCGAAATTACGTGAGGTCGATCACCATTCGACCTTCCGCATTCATCCGTGTCTCGCAAACTCCGAATGGCACTACGCTAGCTCCCGCCTCACGTGGTCGTTATCTCGGAGAGGCGCGCGCAGCCGACCCATTTGAGCCGATCCCAGCAGCAGGAGCCGCAACGGTCTCCTTCGAGCCCGGTATCATCACCAATGCCGGGGCAAACATCAGTCCGACGGTCGGCGGTGGCTCGACGATGGCGACGGTTCCGCGGCCCTCGCTCACAATCACCACAGCCGGCACGATCTACCTTGAGGCGACCGTGGACGCCGCGGGCACTGCGACCGCCATCGACACGAAGAATGCCGCAAGCACGCCGGCCGATACGAGCACCCTGAAGCACCTCACCTTGGCGGACGTGACCCTCAGCGGCAGCACCGTCACCGTGACCGGGCGGCCGGTGCGCGAGTCGCGCTCGCTGTTCATTTGCTCAGGCACCGCCATCTGGGACTGAGCCATGGGCGTCATCTCCCAGTGCCCCTCCTGCTGCGCGTGCCCGGCGCCGGTGATTGAGTATCGTTCGCGCAGCGCGTCGGGATCAAAGAACGACGGCGTCACTTCCTGCACTTTTGAGGCGGGAGGAAGCTATTACCGCCAGAAGGTCACGACGCGCACCTACAGCTTTGACCAGGATACAGACGAGCGACTGACGAACACGGGCCTTGACGCGTTCCGATACATCAGGCACGCCGAGGGCAGCCGGACAAAGACAGAGACTTACTCTGGATGCACGCCCTCTTGCACTTGGACCGGCTCGTATTCGTCAACTGATACGACCGAAAAATACGTTCGCGAGGACACGGGATCGCCGTGGGTAAAATGCGAGGAGCGCGTCGATGCGAACTATCCGACAGTGACGGGAGGTGATTGCGATGGACCGAGCTGCTCGCGCGTTAGTTCGGTCGATTTCTGGCGCACCGCGGCTTGCGGCCCCGTGTCAGCGTATTCAACCTCCACATTATATTTCGACTGCGACTTTCCGGAGTGGGCGGCCTATACTGAGGCGACCACCTACGACGACGAATACACCGACGATGAGTTGGAGGAGGCCGTAGTCGCCGAAATTGGCGACTGGTCGGGGTGGGGCGAGGGCGTCGCCTACAGCTCTGCCGACCATAGCACCGACGGCAACAGCTACAGCATCACTGAAACCCAGTTCCGTATTCGCTTTAATGCGCGGCCGCCGCGTGGCTGCTATCGCCTTGGGTGGAATGTCCGCGCAATCCCGGAGGCTGGAGGGTTAGCGGCCTCAAGCGCTGGCGTATTTTATCGCGGCGTCTATCGCCCTACCGTCACGCTCTCCGCCCCTCCGGACGGAGGGATTCAGGCGCTTGCCGTGGCGGTCATGTCATCGGCCGGCGGCGTGTCCAGCATTCGGATACTTAACCCAGGCTCAGGTTACACCTCGGCGCCGACTGTTACCGTGCAATCCGCAACAGGCGGCGGAATCAACTCGGTCGGCTGGCTGGCTGCGCTAGCAGGCAGCCAAGTTTCCGCGATAGCAGGCGGAACCGCGGGCGACTACCTGCCGACGGGCACAATCAGTGGAGACGGGACGGGCGCGACAATCTCGTTTACCATGTCGCCAGACGGCGGCATTGCTACGGCTCTAATTGGCGCCGGCGGTTCTGGCTACACTGACGCGGAGGTCGAAATCACCTCCAAGGTGTCTGGTGCCGTCGAGGCTGACATTCTCCTCCATCTTGCGGGCGAGACATCGGGATGTGCTACATGGGATGGGACGCTCCCCGAAGGCTTCGACCCCGAGGACACGGAGACCTATCCGTTCATCGTAAACGAGGGTTCAATTCCCGTTCCGTCGGAGGACGGAGAGACTAAAATCGTCAACGTCCGCGCGGTCTGCGACTGCACGGCCTGCCCCGAATGAACAAGCGAATCATAGTCTCTCGCGGGCTCATCTGCGGCGGCTGCAAAACTCCGTGTGAGATCCAGCGCGACGCTGCCGCACACGCCGACCCCTGCCGAGCATGCCATCTCGGGAAATGGGGAAGATGGGAATGCCCTCCCGGCGCGACGGCCGACACTCCAGCGCGAGGCGGCGACACTGCCCCGGCTGTCGCGCCGACGGGAGGGCTTGGCGACGCCGTTGCGATGGTCGCCGCGCCCATCGGCCACGCGCTCGGCCTCGATCCCGCCCGCTGCGGATGCAACCAGCGACAGGCCAACCTAAACGCCGCCGTGCCCTTCCGCCCCGATGCTGATCCCGGGGTGGTGCTTTGAAGGCGTGAACCTGTTGTCGGTTCTGTTGTCAGTCGCGGCCACTAAAAACCCGCTAACCTCTGGAGGCTAGCGGGTTGTGGGGAGAATGGTGCAGCTGTAGGGAGTCCGCAAGTGCTTGAAATTCTATGGCTTACGCAGGCAACGCCTAGAAGGCGGGGATTGCAATTATGGCACCGGTGGTCAGTCCTGTTGTCATGGCTTCTGTTCGATCTCGCGCAGGCACTTCTCACTGGTTCGCGTGCTACAAGATGCCGACGGGCGGCATCGACGACAAGGGAAAGCCCGTGTTTCGGCGCGTCCAGAGATCCACCGGCACGGATGACAAGACCAAGGCGCTGCAACTCGCTATCAGCTACGAGCGCGCGGCCATTGCGGCGGCGGAGAAGCGATGGGGTGAAAATTCGGCGCGCCGGTTCCTTGCCGAGGTCGAGGCCATCGTGGGCGTTTCGACGGGCGCGACGGTTCAGGCTGACGACTATCTTCGGCGCTGGCTCGGCGGGCGCGAGCGATCACTGAAGCCCGCGTCTTTCGCGCGATACGCCGGGATTGTCGACGAGTTCCTGTCGTTCCTTGGGCCGCGGGCCCGTGGGCAGCTCGGCGAAATAACCGGTGCGCGAGTGGTCGAGTTTCGCGACGCGCAGACAGCGGCCGGGAAATCCGCGCGCACGGTGAACAAATCACTCATGGTCCTAGCCCAGGCGTTCGCCGAGGCGCACACGACCGGCTTGGTGCCGGTCAACCCCGCCCGCGGGATCAACGTGAAGGGCGAGAAGCGGACCGCGCAGAAGCGACGTGCGTTCACGTTTGAGCAATTCCGTGAATTGGTGAGGGTGACGGCGCCGGACTACGTGCGACCGGGGGCCGGAGGGCGTGGCAAAAACTTCACGCTACCGCCCGACTGGCAAACGTTGGTCATGGTGTGCGGATACACCGGCGCGCGGCAGCAGGAGGCGGCGCAGCTCTCATGGGCGCAGGTAGATTTGACGCGGCGCCGGATCATGCTCGAGCGCGCGAAGAACGGGGATGAGCACTGGATTCCCCTCCATGCCTCGCTTGCTGCGCATCTCGCACGGACTCCCGAGCCAGAGCGACGCGGAAAGGTTATGCCGCACATTGCGGCGATGCAGCGCCGGCACGTCTCGAACGAGTTCCGCCGCGGCATCCTGCCCCGTGCCGGGATCGTGCAGGAGTTCGCCAGCGGAGAGGGGCGAGGGCTCGGCCGGCGACTCGCCGAATACTCGCTGCACTCCCTTCGCCACTCGCTCTCATCGTGGCTTGCTGCGGCCGGCGTCGGCGAGGACTGGCGGATGCGGCTAATCGGGCACGAGGACGAGGCGGTCAATCGGGGCTATACCCACACGGAGCTTGACCAAGCCGCGGCAGAGCTGGCCAAGGTGCCGTCGGTTTGACTGCGCTGTATCACGTATCCACTACACAAGGCTTGCCAAGCCTCACGCCAAAAGACTCGGTGCGTAGTCATCCGAGCGGGTGACACTGCAAGGAAACTTGCAGCTAGCCCGCTCACCTTTGAGCCCGCCAAGTCCCGTCACCCACTTGGCGGGCTTTCTGTTTTTGCCCGATGCCGCCCGGTGCGGAAAAACAAACCCAGCCCTGAGCGCCTCGGCGTGACGGATGGAGAGACTGGCAAGCTGGAAGACACCCTCCCGGCTTTTAATGTTGCGGTGCCTGCTTGTGGGGCGCGGTGAATGCCGGTCGGATCGAAACGGGAATTCCCGTTTCGGAACGTGGGCGCTAGAGCGGAACCAGCACGGCCGACCGGGACAAGGGGCGCAGGCTTCCGAACTGATTCAGACCCGAATCAACTCACACTCCATCCCGAGCAGGGGTGAAGTGTGGAGCGACGACTAACCCGACTGCTTCAGATTGACCCGAATCAGACGAGGTCGACGGCAGCGAATAACGGGGGAGCAGAGGGGAAAAGGACCCAAGGGAGGAGGGTAAAATAAAATCACCCCGAGCCGCGTCCGGCCGGCGTCTTTGCTTTCTTGAGTAACAGGAGCGCCCCGGCCTGCGTCGCGGCGTTTGGCGGGTTCTCCGGATTCGCGAGCCAAAGTTGAATCGCGCGCGGCGTCACCCCGCAGATGCGAGCAGACTCGGCAGTGCCGATCCGCTCGACGTGGGGTCGTAGCTGGTCGGCAAAGCTCTCGCGGGTCATGGTGCTCGGGGCAGGCACTTCGCGGATCTGCTTTTTCATCGGAGGGAATCGACGCGAGCGAAGCCTGAGGGAGCGCGAAAGCCGATAGGCGCGACAACCGAGATGTCGCCTCCGCGATGCACCCGCGCCGAGAGCATGCCGGCGGACTTTAGCGCCTCCGCGACGTCGTCGGCGTGGGTATAGTCACGGTCGAGGATGCTGATCTCGACGCGGTAGCGGCCCTTGGCTTCGCGGTTAAAGCGGACGCAGACGGTGTCGGCGTGGAGCTTGCCGACGGTGATGTAGTCGGCGGCGGTGTGGTCGGTGCTGTGCGGGATGATTTCGGCGGCGGTCATTTTGTTTCGGTTTTCTCGGGCGGGATTGCCCTTCGACTCACGCACCATGCGAAGTTATTTCGCTTCGGTCAACACTAAACGCGAAGTTATTTCGCACTCCGCCTAATTCCTCCGCGCCGGCTTCCGCTCGATCTCCCGGCTAGTGCGCCAGCGAAACGACCCGCTATAGGCGGTGACTGTGATTAAAACCAAGTCGGATCAGGCTGGGGGGCGAACGGGTCGCTCACGCGTGCCGTTGAGGCGGGCGGAGTTAAATCCAAGGTGCCAGCATTTAGGGGGTCAATTTCCCGCTGCGCTTTCTCAAGAGCCGCTAGGCAAGGCCCAAACTGTGTGGACAGCCACCTTCCCTGAGCTCCATCCGCTCCGTTCGCACCGGCTAGTTTTTCAAGATCGCGATTGCGATCAGATATGATCTGCCTGAGTGCTTGGGTTATATTTTGGGGCGTAATTGTTTTTAGTTTATTCGCGTAAGTGTGGGCGAGTTCGTTGCGCGCGGTTCCTATGGTAGATGCGCCATTGCTAGTGCGCGCACCATAGGAGACTTCTTTTGGTGCCCTAAAAGTTTTTCGGGCGGCATCTATCTTGGAGCGGGCTTCAGCCTCCGTGAGGACTGGAAATGGCTTCGCCGTCGCCTTGATTTTCGCGATCTCAGGGCGCTCTGCCTCCAGCCAAACGATGTCGACTTTATCCCATGTCACGAAGAGCGGCGGCTTGGTTCCCCCCTGCTTGATGTGGAACCCATCCGACCACACGGCAATGATGGTCATGGGGAGCTCATTTCCATTGCCGCCCTTGATGGTAGTTGCGATTTCTGGACGAACCACGGCAGCTTTCGAAACGGAAACCGCGACAACTACGCAGAGTAACGCCTTGAGATTCATGGTGCGTGTTTTACTTAGGGAGCGTGCCCGATAAAGCCAAAAGAAAGCAATTTTGGGGCGACGAGGCCTATTCAGGCTAAGGTATTTACCTACGGGAAAAACACCGTAGAACGCGTGATATTTCCTAATATTGCGTGTTCTAATAGTCGTGACCAACTGCCAGCCCTCACAATGCCACGCCTGCGTTGAGGTCCAGAACAAGCGCGAGCAATTGCTCGTGCTCATCCTCTCTTCTTTTCTTTCGGCTGATCAGGCGGCGTCAGCCCTTGAGCGATGGGAACTAGCGGTTGCTGAGCTGCCCGAGCTTTCAGGACCTCGCTCGCCATGTCCCTCCGCGCGACCGTTGGCTGACGCAGAGCCATGAGCTCGCGCAGCGCCGCCTCCGCAGTCTCCGCCCGCAGGATCGCGGCGTCGCGCTCCGCAACCGCATCGCTGAGCGCAGCTATCTGCTTTTCAATTTCACCACAGTAAAAGGCCTCAAGCTCGCCTCGCTGTTCCATGGATAGGGCGTCGGAGTCAAAGGACCGATTGCATTGCTCGCAGGACAGCGGGAGCAGTGACCCAAAGGGCCTCACTGATGGCCATGCGCGCTTAATTTGATCAGCAATTTCCGCGCGCGCGGACGCAATGGACTCAAGCCCGACAGTCGATGGGAAAACGTGGGCGACGTCCCTGCCAAATGAGGACGCTACCACCTCCTGTGTCTCGCGCCTAGGCACCACCCCTTTGTTTATCCACTTGCTTATATCCGAGTGGTTTACGCCCCACTCTTCTGCGAGCTCTCTCCGATTTTTCCTGCTACCCTCAACTAACTTAAGCAAAATCATGTTTTTACTCATTTGTAATAAATAGGATGCGTGTTTGGTTCTTTTTGGTTCTTGTTTGGTTCTTTTTTCGATGGTTTGTCATCCGGCGTGAACCCGAAGAAAACTAGCGAGAAGGTCCCCGGTAGCACTTCCGGGGGGTTACGCAATAAAAGAGCAGGAAAGGTCCGGCGTCAGTTTTCCGCTCAGGCTTTGGCCCGCATGGGCCGCCCGGCGAAATTCCCTGAGGCCAAGATTCTGGCGGAGCGCTACGGCGTATCCTACTCGCACGCCTACATGGTGTGCCGCGGCACGCGCCCCAGCCCTATCGCCGCCCATCTGCCGGCCATCCGCGCAGAAATAGCCGCCAGCGCCGGCTCACGTTGACGAATCCAGCTACGTTGAAATGAGCCACCCAATCCAGAACCTCACCTTCCGCGGCGCCAAGCGCGTGCGCGTGTTCGGTACGACCGATCAGCCTGTCTTTGTGGCTGCCGATGTCTGCGCGTGCCTCGGCCTTGAGAACGTCGCCCGCGCACTCGGCCGCCTCGACGCCGATGACATTACTTCAAGTAAGGTCATCGACTCCTCAGGACGCGAACAGGCGACCGCCTGCGTCAACGAGTCCGGCCTATACAGCTTGGTCCTCAGTAGCCGCAAGCCCGAGGCCAAAGCCTTCAAGCGCTGGGTTACGTCCGAAGTCCTCCCCGCGATCCGCAAGCACGGCCGCTATGAGGTCGAGCAGCAGGCTCGCGAGCTGGCGTTCCAGCACTTCCTCACCGAGGTCCCGGACGCGTGGAAGAAGACATTCAGCGACGATTGGTTCGCTGCCGTGCTCGGCGTGTGGGGTGTCGACTACGTGCGGGCCAAGACGCCCGGCTTCGTCGGCACCGTAATCAACGACTACGTCTACGAGCCGCTGGTTGCTGGGCTGCCGGAGGAGCTGAAGGCGCGGCGTGCCGAATGCGGCAAGGACGGCGCGAAGCTCCATCAGTTCCTCAAGGACGAGGCGCGGCAGAAACTTTCTGAGCACCTCGCCGTGGTGAAGGCCCTTGCGCTCAACAATCGCCACCGGCCCGAGAGTTTCCGCGAGGCGTTCAACCGGGTCTTTTGCGGGCGGGACCAACTTACGATCAGCTACGCTCCCGCGCGGTCTGCGCGCCGTGCCCGTCGACATGTCGCGCTTGCGGCAGGGGGTGCATCGTGAGCACCGCACTCGCCCTAGTCGATTGGGTGGCCGCGCTAAACCCATTCGCGCTCGCGTCGCTCGTGGTGCTGCTGGCCCTTGCGCTCTCCGGTGTCGCCTGGATCCTGATCAAGGCGTTCCGGCTGCTTGAGCAGGACAGCGCGCGCTACGACTCCGCGGAGGATCAGCGATGAGCGAGGCATCCCCCACCCTGCGCGACGTTCCGCCGGTCCAGCGTCGCCGCAAGCTCCGTGACCTCGAGCGCGCCGTTTGGCTTCGGCCGCGGGACATCGAGGAGATCTATGGCATCGAGGGCTCAACGCTCTCCCGGCTTTGCACTTCCAAGGACGAAGCGAAGCGACTCCCGAGCGTTAAGCTTTCGACCCGGAAGGGGGGCGGCGCGAAAGGCGTGCGACTCGTTAAGCGCACCGACCTAGACGCCTACCTTGAGCGGCACATGGCAGCACCAGCGGCCTAAGCGCCCCACCCAATCACCGCCCGCCTCCGCTGAAGCGGAGCCAAAACGCGGGCGCAATTTCGAGAAGGAACAACACAACATGAGCAACAACAACACTGGAACAGGCGGCAATCTCGGCACGGCAATGTTGGATATTGCGACGACAGGAGCGGGAGTGTCGGCGAATTTCCCACCGCTGGCGACGCCGGCGAAAATCACGGAGATGATGCAGCGGGAGAACGACGATTTGCGGCTGCGCAATCAGGAGCTGCGTGCGCGCGAGCAGATCGCGAAGGAGGCGAACGACGCGATGCGGGCGCTGTGCGCGGAGCTGCGGGATGCGATGGAGCCTTTCGCGGCATATGCGAAACTCCATGGTCCGGCTATTTTGATCGGGCGGAATGGTGCCTATCTGGACGTTAGCCATTGGACTAACGCTGGGACCGCCCTCGCCAAGACGCCCGACACGATGGGCGAGGAGATCGGGCGGCTGCGGCAGCAACGCGACATGATGGCGAAGGTTGCAGACAGTGAAAAGGCCGAGCGCATTGCCCTGCGCCAGCAGCTCGCCGAGCGGGACGCGGAGGTGGCTCGACTCAAGGGCGAGGTCGCCTCGTGGCCCGGTCTCTACAAGGGCATGGAGAAAGAGCGCGACGCCCTGCGCGCACGCGTGTCCGAGCTTACCGAATCATTGGAGCATTCTAAGCAGTGGTATGCGTGCCGCGTGGAGCGCCTTACCGAGTGGGTGCGGAAGCAGGATCAAGCGAAGCTACTTCCTGAGCAGATCGTTCACGACTTCTTTGCCATCAAGGCGAACGGCAGCCTAATGGAGGAGCGGTTTTCCTACGCCTCGCAGCTCAACCTAGAGCGATTCCGGGCAGAGCAAGCCGAAGCCCGCAAAGAGCGCCTCGTCGCGGCGGGGAATGTGCTGCGTGAATGGGTAGCCGACAATTTTGACTGCGTCGGAGCAAAAGCAGATGTTCGCGCATGGGACGCCGCCCTCGCCGACAACGGCGGCGCGACTGCGGCCAACGTATCCACGCCGGCCCCACAAACCAAGATTATCGGCCCCGCTAAGGGCACGCCGACAGCCGTTCGCTTTCTCGATGATGCTTCGCCAACCGAAACCGGCGCATGGGGCTTTAAGGCAACGGACGACACAGTATTTCCGGCCCCCTTGGCGCAAGTTCAGGACGGCAAGGTTGAGATCTACGGAACCGCAGAGGCAATCACCGCGGCATTTAAGGACTGCCCGGAACAGCAATGGGTGCTGACGCTGCTCTTGGAAATCCTGAGGCTCCGGGAGAAGCTCGGCACGCCGCACCCGGACAGCGCCCGGCTTCAAAAGCTCTGGTCCTTCGTAAACGACGACTACGGATGGGCCGTGACGCTGGCTTGGTGCCCGCAGCATGACTACCTCGTCATACGGGACGGCAACGGGAACATCCTTGCTCAGGTTGAGGGCGACCTCACCGAGCCCGACACGCAGGACGAGGAAGGCCGGACACTGCGCGCCGCCATAGACGCGATGCAGGCCGCGAAGGAGGGCGCGTCGTGAGCACTGATAATTTAGCACTCCCTCGCGAGGTTTCCCCCGATGGGCGCGAGATATGGGATTGGGCGGCGAATGTCGGCAGGGAAATGCAACGTCAGGCCAAGCTAGCCGAGCTTAGCTCGGCGCTTAGGTCATGCGGGACTAGATGTGGCGACTGTGACAAGTGGATGAAAAGCAGCGAGTGCCCCAGTGAGCGTCCCGGAGAGGGCAGGTTTCGGGGCTACTCCGTCGGGCCATCCATGAATGGATCCATTTGCCGCGAATTCATTGAGAAGCCGTGGGTAACCAAGCGCCGAGAAGAACTCAGGCAAGAGATCGCCGAACTCAGCAAACCGGAGGCCGCCAAATGAGCACGCAGACAAAACTGCCTGCGGGCTGGCGATGGCTGCGCGTTGGCGAGATCATTGCCAGCGGAGACGAGATCGAAATTGCCGGCGACTGGAGACCTGTAGCGGTGACGGTTGGCTTGGAGGTCAAATTTCCGAATCAAATCCGCCGTCCGATTTCCGTCCGCGACGCGAAGCCCGCGAAGAAGGCCACGAAGAAGAAGGCCAAGCGCGTGAAGGTGCGGGTTGGCCGAGTGATTGGGTCGAGGACCGTAGGCTTGTGTAGCGAGATGTCGTCATCCTCCCGCGTCCTCGTCATCCCCTTCGACGCCGCGAGCCGCGAGGCGATTGTGGAGCAGATGGTCGATGTAATGTTCGCGCGCTATCCGCACTCGGAACTCGACCGCGATCTGATCACGGCCGACACGCGGAGACAGCTCGCGACCCTCCACCCCGACTTCGCGAAGGAGGGCCGATGATCTCCTATCTAGGCAAAACATTCTGCACCGCGACCGGTTGCGCGAAGGCGGGCAACTGCGAGCGCGCGCTGACCGATGCTATTCGCGACAACGCAGAGCGCTGGTGGGGCGGTCCGGGTGCGCCAATTGCGACTAGCGAGGCGGAGACTATGCGCTGTTTCGTGCCGGTGAAGCAGGAGGCGAAACTATGAGCGCACACGCCGAACTCATCACCGCCCTCGTCAACTGCCCCGGCCTGCTCATCGGCGACGAGGGCCCGATCTGGCAGGACTCGCTCGGGAAGCAGCACGAGCTCGAGACCGCTCGCCGGCTTACGATCTGCAACGCGGCCGCGCTGATTGCCCGCGACGTTTTTGAGGTGGTCGCAATGATCGGACGGCAAGAGCTGTATCCGGTCGCGTGCTACGACAATTCGGCCCACGTCTATGAGTGCGGCCTGCGCGACTATCTCCGCCGGACGACCGTAGCACACACCGCGCAGCAGGAGGGCACCCGCCATGCGTGAAGTGGCGTCCGTGCTTTTCGCCGTAGCTGTGACGGCATTCTTCGCGGCCTCGGCCCTGTTCAACTGGCGGGCTCTTGCTGCGCAGATCGACACCGAGGGCGAAGAGGAGGACCATCCATGAGCGACTTCGGCGAATACCTAGCGGAAGTAGCAGCGAGCGGAGGCGACGTGAGCGCGCCTGTTCCGCTGAGAGTCCAGTCTCTCGCTCGGATGCGCCGCCAATTCCCGGCCAGCGTAATGGCCGACGAATACACTTTGGAGTGCGGTCCCGCGGCAGATGGTGCGCAGGGAGATCCTGCGACGATGGGCGACAGGGCCAGTCATGAAACAGAGAACGGGCCGCACTCCTCTTAAATCTTCAGTCCAACACGCCAACTTTTGCCGGTGGGAACGCGCGTAAACATCCGCGCCAGGCTCTTCAGGCCTCTGCCGGCTCCATTTCCCGTCAGAAACGTAATCGTAACACAAATACAGCATGCATTCCTCCATTAAGAATCCAATCAAATGGGCCAAGCGCCGAATCAATCGCGACGCACGACGCACGCGTCCGAGCTACCCTGCCGTGCCGGCCGGCGAGCGAAGCTTTGTCATCCGCCTTGAGTGCGGCACCACGCGCCGCTTTCTCCCAGTTGACCCGAAGACGGGCAGGTCGCCAACCATGCCGCTTGAGGGGGAATTCATCTTCCTTCGGGAAATGCCGAAGCCCAGCCGCAGCCGCTATCTTCCGCACGTCGGCAATAAGCAGGCTGCTCGCGCATAAGCCGCTAACAAGGGTCCCCGCGCCGACGCGGCCGGCGGTGAAACCATTTAGTCAGTCAACAACGTATCAAGGAAACACTACAACAACATGAACAACGACAACCCGCACGATCTTATGCGCGCCGCGGTCGCACAGGCCCGGAGCATAAACAACGCGGCCGACGCCGCCGCAAATAATATGGCCGAAGTGATCAGGGGCCGACTCCGCCACGTCTCGTGGAGAAACCTTAAGGCACTCAAGCGAGAGCTTCGCGCCTTCAATATTCACACAGGCCAATGGAAGGAGCCCGCCTAGCCATGAGCAAGAAACTAACCCCCGCCCTCGTCGAGTCAGCGGCGAAACAAACCGGCATCAGCGATGAGCAGCGCTTGGCCCTGCTGCAAATGCTGGCCGACATGGTAGAGCCCGAGGTCGACGAAGAGAAGCCGCCCGCGGTCAAGAAGCAGTTCGTGTTCGTATGCGCGGATGCGGACGGCCGCGTTGCCGGCGCGCTCAAAAGCGTAGGGCTCGACGCGCTCACCGGCTGGGTCGTCCAGATTCCCGAGGACGCCGCGCCTCAGTCGGCCACGGACAAAATCAAAGAATCCGCGCACCGCTTCAACTGCACCAAGAAGGGCCGCATGATGCCCGTGCAGACCGTCGGCGAGGCCATCGAAAACGTCTCATCCAAGATCACCAAGGAGCAGCAACTTTGGATCAAAACCAAGTCCCCCATCTACGCGATACTCACCGCGAACGAGCTGCCCGACACGCCGAGCGTCCTCGGCAACGACCGCGGCAGCTACGCGAAACACGCAGCCTGATTTAACCTCAACCTAATATGCACATGAACCTCCTCCTCGCAGCCGCCACCACTTGGCCCGACGTGGCCATCGTCGCCGTCTCTGGCGCCTGTTTCGTCGGCTTCTACTGGGTCCTCCTCCGCTAAGCCCACCACCTGAAAAGCAGAACGCCCCGGAGGCAACCGGGGCGCTCAAGAGCATTCGCAACTAACAAAACAACACCTGTCTCATGATTACCGAAAACACCGCAGTCAAGCCCGCCCTCGAGCTCGAAGTCATGCCGCCCGAAGTCGCGGCAGTCTCGACAGAACTACACGCGCCGAAAGAAACCGCGCTGGCATCGTTCACGCCCTTTCAAAAGCTTTTCGCGGATTCGGCGTCGCTCCTCGCTAAGGAGAAGGACGCCACGACACCCAAGGATGCGCGCAAGCTGCGCCTCGAAATGCGCGCGCACCGGAGCGCGTGTAAGCAAACCAAGGATACGGTAAAAGCCGACATCCTGCTAGCTGGTCGCCTCGCCGACGCCTACTTCAACCGCGTCACCGGCCCGCTTGAAAACGCCGAGGCTCGCCTCGACGAGATCGAGAAGGCGGCAGAACGCGCCGAGGCCGCACGCAAGGCCACACTTAAAGCCGAGCGCACCACCGAGCTTTCTGCTTTCGGTGTCGATTGCCAATTCTACGACCTCGGCGCCATGCCCGCGGAGGGCTACGCGCAGTTGCTTTCTTCGTCCAAGGTTGCGCACGAGGCCAGGCTCGCTGCTGAGGCGAAGGCCAAGGAAGAGGCTCTTATCGCCGCCGAGAAAGCGGAGGCTGAACGCATCGCCCGCGAGAAGGCCGAAGCGGCCGAGCGTGAGCGCATCAAAGCCGAGGCCGAGCGCCTGCGTGTGGAGAACGAGCGACTTGCCGCCGAACGCGCCGAGGCCGAGAAGAAGGCCCGCGCCGAGCGTGAGGCGCTGGAAGCCGCCGCCAAAGCCGAGCGCGAAAAGGCCGCGGAGGCGGCGCGTGTTGCAGCCGAGCAGGCGCGCAAGGAGCGAGAGGCCCTCGAAGCAAAGGCAGCCGCCGAGCGCAAAGAGGCCGCCCGTCTCGCGCAGATCGAGCGCGAGAAGCGCGAGGCACTGGAGGCCGCAGAGCGCGCCCGCGTTGCTGCCGAAAAGAAGCGGCAGGAAGAGGAAGCCGAAGCCGCTCGCCGTGCCGCCGCCGCACCGGATCAGGAGAAACTCAAGGCGTTCGCCGAGCTGGTCAAGACGCTCGAAGTCCCCGAGCTCACCACGCCCGAAGGCAAGCAGGCTGCCCAGCGCGTCGGCGTTGCTGTCGGCGATCTACTCAATGCAATCCGTCGGGAGTGGCTCGCGCTGCAAGGGGGTGCGAAGTGAGCACAGGCACACCGACGCTCGACGTCGGCCTACACCACAACATCCCGGCCGCGGTCTATCACGCGGATCCGGCGCCGGCGCCTTCGCTTTCGTCGGGATGCTTGCGGACTTTGCTAGCGAAGTCGCCGGCACACGCGGCACTTGAGCATCCGCGGCTAGGCGCAGAATCGCGCGAGGCTACCGAGTCCATGGAGACCGGGTCACTCGTCCATGCGATCCTCTCTGGCCATCAGGACGAGATCAGCGTCGGCAACTTCGACGACTTCAAAAGCAAGGCGGCGCAGGCATGGCGTGCCGACACACGCGAGGCCGGCCGTGTGCCCGTTCTGCCTCGCGCCTACGAGTCCGCGCTCAAGGTCGCGGACCATGTTCGCGCCCGTGCCGCCAAGGACATTGACCGCGGCCCGTTCTGCCCCGATGCCCGCCACGAGGTAACGGCCATCTGGAAGGAGGGCAACGTGTATTGCCGCGCGCGATACGACGTTCTCGTGTCAGACCAATTCACCGCCGACATTTGGGACTGGAAATCGACGCGCGACATCAGCGACCGCGGAATCGAAAAGGCCATCGCGAATTTCCGATACGACATCCAGGAATCCTTCTACCTGCGCGGCCTCGAAGTGCTCGCGCCCAAGCTAGTCCGCTCCTTCACGCTGGTCTTTTTCGAGACCGTGCCGCCCTACACCGTTCGCCGGGCCGGGCTTTCGTCCACCTACAAATCAGAGGCGCGCAAGAAGGTCTGCGAGGGCATCCGTATCTGGCAGGAGTGCGCCGCGTCCGGCGCTTATCCCGTGCCGTCTGCCGAGACCCTCTTGGTCGAAATCCCCGCGTTCCTGGACGAGTCCGAAACTGAAATCACCGTCTAACATGAATCTCGCGAACACCATTATTCCCAAGTCCGACCAGTGGAACGCCGACGACCTGATCGGCGGACCGCGCACGGTCACAATCGAAGCCGTCGAAGCCGGCAGCGCAGAGCAGCCGGTGAACATTTACTTCGTCGGCGATAAGCGCGCCTACCGCCCGAGCAAATCCATGCGCCGCGTCCTCGTTGCCCTGTGGGGCTCCGAGGGAAAAACATACGTCGGCCAGCGCGTCACCCTCTACCGCGATCCCGCGATAAAATTCGGCGGTGAGGCAGTCGGCGGGATTCGCATCTCGCACGCGTCCGGCATCACCCAAGCGATCATCATGGCGCTAACCGAGGCACGCGGCAAGCGGAAGCCTCATCGCGTCGAGCCACTGGTTGAGCAGGCGCCCGCCGCGTCCGCGCAGCAACCCGACCGCGCCACGCTCGAAGACATCGGCAACACCAAGGCCCGCGAAGGAACCGCATCGCTGTCCGCGTGGTGGGCAACCGTGCCGCCTGGCGCCGTGAAAAAAGCCGTCGGCGCCGAGTGCCTGCCTGCGTGGAAAGCGACCGCAGCGGATGCCGACGCGAAAGGAGGTGCCGCGTGAAATCCCGGCCGATACTATTTTCAGCTTCCATGATCCGCGCGTTGCTCCGCGAGATCGACCCGAAGACCCAGACGCGGCGGATCCTCAAGGGCGACCTCGTCGAGTGGGAGGAGGGATGGTCCCTCAACGGCGACCACCCCGTTCCGCTGGATCAATTGCCCTGCCCCTACGGCGCCCCCGGCGATACGCTCTGGGTCCGCGAAACTTGGGGACTCTACGACGGCGAGGGTATCGCCTACGACTACGCCAAGGGCATCCCGAAGGCGCTTCCTGATGGCTACCATGTCAGCTATCCGGCGGACGACGAAGGCGGGGACTTGCGCGCCGTGTTCCGCTGGCGTCCGTCGATTCACATGCCGCGCTGGGCCTCCCGCATCACCCTCGAAATCACCTCCGTCCGCCTGGAGCGGTTGCAGGACATCAGCGAGGCGGACGCGGTGGCGGAGGGGGTGGCGGAGGTTCGCAGCCCAGACATGGTTTCGATTTTCACCACCAAGGGCTACGCCTGCGACATTGCTCCCAACTATGTCCACGGCGTCCCGAAGGTCGGCGATGACTGGTTGGGGCACAAGGTCACGCATGTGGTGCCGAATCCCGGCTCCTTGCTCGATACGGCGCGCCGCAGCTACCGCAAGCTGTGGGAAAAACTAAACGGCGCCGGCTCGTGGGACGCGAATCCGTATGTGTGGGTCGTGGCGTTCAAGCGGGTGGAAGGAGGAGCACGATGAAACGCCTCAACGCACCCACCCGAGACAACGGCGGGAAAAACATCTTTCGTCGGCTGACAAAAGACGAGACGCGCATGCTGGCCAAGTTCGCCGCACGCAACGGCACAAGCGCGACTGTCGAGCGCTTCGGAGTATCGCCGTTTCTCGTCCGCAGATCGTGCCGGCTGAATAACTTGGTGCCGGCGAAGACGCGCATCGACCTCGAGAAAATCGCGAAGGCAGCAAAGGGCCGCTCGCACGAAGACACGGCCGCGCAGTTCGGAGTCGCTCGCTCAACTGTTTCACGCGCGGTCCGGATCTTAGGGAGGGCTTCAACATGATCGCCGACACCCTAGACCAACTGACCGACGCCGAGTTGAGCGAGGTGTTCGCCGTGGAGTGCGCTGAATTTGGGCCCGTAAAGGTATTCTACGAATGGGCAGACCGAAAGGCCCGGAAGCACCCGATGCGATTTCACGTATCTTCTCCAAATAGAGAGCTTGGTGACTTTAGCGCCTTCGTAGATGAGGATGGCAATAAGTTCTATTGCGGCTCACCGCACAGGCTCCACCGCACCCCCCGCTTCGCCACCTCCGCCGACGCCGTGCTGCCGTTCACGGATGCCTTCCCATTTTGCGACATTACGCGCGAATCCCACCTAAACGGAAAACCGTGGTCAGTCGGTGTTGCGCGAACGATTGAGGGGGACGATGCAGTCATTCACGCTCTTGCGCCTACGTGGGCTAGGGCGATTTGCATCGCGCTCATCCGGGCCAAGCGCGCGGAGAAGGGAGCGGCGGCATGAACGGCCCCCATCAGGAAATCGAGAAACGCAATGCTCGCCGACGCGAGCTTGAGGCCACGGTGGACGACTTCCAACGGTCGGAGCCGGTGATAGTCGAGGCAGCGGAGAACGCCGTTCGCGAGGCGATTGCCCTAAACTTCCCGATCATCAAGGGCTGCGCGCTCCAGTCGGGCCACATGAAGGGCAAGCTGACGCTGGAAATCTCCTTCGACCTGACGCCCGGACACAAGTCGGTCGAGGTGCGCGGATGCGTCCAGCCCCCGCCGGTCACGACGATCACGCGGAAGGAACTGAAATACTGAACACCACGGTGAGCAATCCGGCCTCTAAACCCAACGTAATCAAATGAGCACTACACCCACCAACGACACCCCGCAGCCTGCCAGCGCCACGCGGCCGGAGATCCCGGCCGGATTCCGCGAACTGCGCCCCGGCGAAGTCTCGCGTGCTACTGACAAGGTCTGGGTCGGCGGGACCGGCCCGTTTTCTAGCCTAAGGACAGAGCGCATCACGCCCGGCTATGCTTATCGCCCGGCGCCTGCTCCCGGTGCCGTGGGATACTTCGTCCATATCCGGCGTGTGGTGAACAACCAAGCGTCCGACGCGAAGCGTTCGGACCGATGACAGGTTCGACCTATTTTTATCATGTCACACTTCAATAAACTCACCCCAGCGGAGGCCGAGCGCCTCGCGCTTTTGGCCGAGGAATGCGCCGAAGTAATCCAGGTCGTCGGAAAAATCCTGCGACATGGCTACGAGAGCTACAACCCGAACTATCCGAGAGAGCTAACTAATCGGACTCTTCTTGCCGACGAACTTGGCCACGTAGACGCAGCCGTCACGATGATGCATAAGGCCGGGGACTTGGCGCGCGAGGACATCGCCATTTCCGCTATCCACAAACTCGAACGCGTGGGGCGCTACCTGCATCACGCGTTCGCTTAGGTCGAACACCCAAGCGTCCGACGCAACGCGTTCGGACCGATGACAGGTTAGGCAGATTTGAGAGGAGAAAACTATGGACTACACGAAACTGACAGAGGCCAGACTGACACAATTCGAGTCACCGGATTTCCTCGATCAATTCGAGCGCCGCGTGCTTTCCGCGGAGGATCGTCCGACCGTCCTAGAGATGGCGGAATACATCCGATACCTGAAGTCGCAGATCCGCATTCAGAAAACGATGGCCGAGGCGCAGAAGCTGAGTGCGAAGCTGACCGATCAGGGCTTCGACCAATTCGTGAACGCGGTCTTAGACCTCGCGATTAAGCACAGATCATCTGCCTAACACCCAGGCATCCCACGAGCGCAGCTCGTTGGGATAGGCGCCCGGTTAGGCGCAAAAACGCCCACGAAAACATGAAACGAATCAAACTCCTCTTCGCGTGGTATGACCTTTGGGTCGGCCTCTTTTGGGACTCCAAGAAACGCAAACTCTACATCTTCCCGGTGCCGATGCTCGGCGTCGTGATCGACTGCACATGAACATCACAATCGCCTTTGGCTGGTGGCTCATCCCGGCCGCAATCACCGCATACGCCTTCTGGCGCTCTGTTCGCTACTCAATCAAGCGCGGCCCGATTCGCGGCCAATACGATTTCGGCGTCGATGTCCTGTTGGCCCACGGCGCGGCGCTCATCGTCACGCTTTTCGTGTGGCTCATCTACGCCGTCGTGCGCCTCGCATCCGCCTAACAAGTGATTGTGCGACTCAGCGTCGGATAACATGAGCCGGACCCGAATAGACCCCGCGTCGTTGCCCGAGCGATACCGCGCGCAGATCGCGGCTTCGCGTCGCTAACCAACTAATCGCCATGCCTGCCAAATCCAGCGCCGGCCGCCTCTCCCTAGATGCCCTCTCATCCCGAGTCTCGCCTACCGTCGCACGGCTCAATCCGCACCTCTTCGGCTCTGCCGGCGCAAGGCCGGCGGCAGGTCCTCGCCCTCTGGCTCGCGTGGACAAGTCCGAGCCTCAATCGCGTCCTCGCCCAGCATCCAGGGCAACGCATGCGCACAAAGAAGCAACTCACCGCCGCTTGGAGCGCCGCCCTCTCGTCGTCATCACCTCCTACCGAGCCGGAATCCAGCTCGACGACGACAACCTCCGCGGCGGACTCAAGCCCCTGCGTGACCTCATCGCCCGACACCTCGGCCTCGACGACGCCGACCACCTGATAGAGTGGCGATACCATCAAGCGCGCGTCGACCACCGCTCCGAGCAAGGCACATCCGTTTTCATTTTTGCGGGCGCCCATTTCGATCCGAGCAACGCGGGAACTTGGGCCACGCAGGAAATTTTCCCGTGAATAAACCCGTGAACCAATGAGCAGCGCCAGAACCACACCTACCGCGCCCGCCATCCGTGAGCAATCGCGCTCCTCTCAGGGACCCGCTTCTCCTCCGTTATTCTCTCTGCGCTTCGATGAACTGACCGCGAAAATTGAGCGTGGCGAGAGCCTCACCAACGACGAGCGCGCTGAGCGTCAGGGCATTATTTTCAACCACTCGGGCAAAGCCTCGGGAGTACAAGTGATATGAAAACAAACCACCCCCATGAATGGACCATCACGCTGCGCGGAAAAACGCGCGCGAAAACTGTGCGATTCACAGGCAGGCTCGACCAGGCGCTTGCCGAGGCGGACGAGCTGGAGAGCGGCGTTCCCTTTGTCGTCCTTGAATATGTCGTGACGCGCGGCGCCCGCAACCC